CGCTAGGATTAATGCAATCGAGCGCAGGATCGTTCACTCGTTTAGAGACCAACTTTACTTAATGTTTAAAGAGACTGAATTTAAACCCCTAGAAAATGAGCCTACGAAATACAATTAGTAACGAATACTTAACCAATTTAGAAAATGAAGAACTTAGACAAAGAATTAAAGAATACCGAATCGAAATCGCCCGACTTAAAGCCGAAATCGAAGTTTATAACGAACTTCAAAAGAAGAAAGCTAGAAGAGCAAGAACTCCTAAAGGACAAAGCGGTAGCGGTACTACTTGACGTTTGCGCTTATTACGAGACGCCTTTTACAAGAATACTAAGCCGTTATCGAGGTCCTAAGTACGTTAGAATCCGAAAGATTGCCTGTTACTTAATGAAAGTAAAAACGAACCTTCCTTGGGGTAAGATTGGGGAAGTAATGAAGATAGACAGGACGAGCGTACATAGGAACTATAGTATAATTAAGGCCGAGGTAGAAGGTAAAAAGAATACCGAGACTAAAAAGGATGTTAACAATATTTTATTACTTATTTTATAGATATTCTCACAAAAAGAAACTATATTAGCACAAAATTAAACGTTATGAATAACCAAATCGAAAAAACACAAAGTACGATTAGCTTTAGCAAAGAGCAGCTAGAGTTAATTAAAACCCAAATCGCACCCGAAGCGACTAACGACGAACTGCAGTTATTTTTATATACTGCGAAGCGTTCCGGCTTAGATCCATTGGCGCGCCAAATCTACTGCATACATAGAAGCGTTAAACTACCTAACGGGCAGTACGGTAAAAAAATGACCGTTCAAACTTCTATCGACGGGTTCCGCGTAATCGCTGAAAGGTCCGGATTATACGGAGGACAAGGGGAGCCTATCTTCGACTACAATCCGGAAGGCGATCCTATTTCCTGTAAAATATCGGTATTCAAATTTAGAGGAGACGTAAGATACGAAGCTGCAGTAGGCGTAGCGTTTTTTAGTGAATATGCACAAACGGACCGAAACGGTAATCTTACCGGATTATGGGCTAGCAAAAAGCGAATAATGTTACAAAAAGTTGCAGAAAGTTTGGCACTTCGTAAAGCGTTCGCGCAGGATCTAAGCGGGTTATATATTTCGGAAGAAATGCCTCCGGCGGAAGATACAATCGTAACTGCTTCTTACATTAAGTCGCACGATAACCAAGAAGACCTAGAGTTAGCTATAGATAGTTGCGAAACTAAGAAGGAGTTAAAAGCCCTTTACGATCTTAACGAGGCTATAGTTAACGACTTGCAAATGGCCCCTTTATTTACCGAACGTAAAAAAACGCTTAAATAATGAATCTAATATATAAACTAGAAAGCTTACGCGCTAACGTTTGGTATTGGCAGGGCCTATACGATAAAGCGGATTCTACAAATGCGCGTAAATTGCAGGATAAGTTAAATAGTGCTAAGGAATTATTAAAAGCGTTTAAACGCGATAAAATGCCGCACTTATTAGAGCAACCTAAAAACAATTTTAACCCTATTCCTTTCGTCCCTATGGATCAATGGACGGAGGAATTAGAACAAACTTTAATAAAATAATTATGCCTTACTCTACTTGCTGCGGCGCACATACTAACTACCCCGAAATCGATATTTGTCCGGAATGTTTGGATCATTGCGATTGGGAAGAGGAAGACGAAGAGGATATATTAGAAGACTTAAAAAACGAAAACGACTTAGACGATTCATTAATTAAAAATCAAGACAATGATTAAAACACAAGTAATAGGACACTTAGGCAAAGATGCCGTAGTTACTAGCGTATTAGGTAAAACAGTAATTAACTTTAGCGTAGCACATACGGAAAAGTTTAAGGATGCAAGCGGAGCAGTAAAAGAAAAGACTACTTGGGTAGACTGTTCTAATTGGACCGATAAAACGGCTATAGCGCCTTACTTAAAGAAAGGAACCCAAGTATATGTAGAAGGAACTCCGGACTCTAGAGCGTACTTAACCGCAGACAATAAGCCGGCCTCTAGTATTTCTTTAAGAGTTTCTAGTATTCAGTTACTAGGAAGCCCCGAAAAAAACGAAGTAACCAACGCAGAAGGTAAAAGAGAATATGCTCCGAATCCTGCTCCAATAGCAGAAGAGGACGGCGATCTACCTTTCTAATTATTAATTAACTAAACTTTAACGTTATGAAGACGCTATTCGACGAACTAGAGACCGATCAATTTAAATGGTTTAAAGAATATCATAAAGAGAATCCTCAAATCTACGAGTACTTTAAAAGATATACTTTTAAGTCAATAGAGCGCGGGTTTAAAAACTTATCCGCCGAGTTTATTTTTAATATTATTCGTTGGGAAACTCCGGTAAAAGCAAACGGAGACGACTTTAAGGTTAACAATAACGCCAAGCCTTTTTATTCTAGATTATTTATGAAGGAGTACCCCCAATACGAGGGATTCTTTAGAAAAAGATCGAGTAAGGCCGACGAAGTTTATATTTAATTACTATATTTGTTTACGAGTGTTGCAGACTCTTTTAAAACTTCTTGGCCCAAGGTGGCGTAGGTACTGCAACGACCTACAAAACTGCGGGCTATTTTTATTATGGCAATATTTAGAAAAGTTCACGTCTCTTTTTGGAGAGACGAATTTATCGAAGGATTAACGCCGGAGCAGAAGTATTTCTACTTATACCTGCTAACCAACGATAGGACTACCCAATGCGGGATCTATGAAATTACGATCCGCCAAATGTGTTTCGATACAGGTTATAACGACGAAACAATTAAGAAGCTATTAGAATACTTTATAAGCAAAGGACGCTTAATGTACTCCGAGTCTACAAAAGAAATCGCTTTAAAGAATTGGTCCAAGTATAACGACTCAAATAGTCCGAAGGTTAGGGCTTGTATCGATAAGGAGTTAATTAAGGTAAAAAATAGAGTATTGATAGAGTATCTATACAGTATCGATACACATACGCAAGAAGAAGAAGAACAAGAAGAAGAAAAAGAAGAAGAACAATACATAAACATAGATTTTGAGTTTTTTTGGATAGAGTACGACAAAAAGGTAGGGGATAAGCAAAAGTTAATAAAAAAATGGAATAATTTAACGGATGCCGAGCGCGAAAAAATAATGCAGTACTTACCTTCATATAAGCAGTCGGTTCCGGATAAGCAGTTCCGCAAAAACCCCGAAACATTTTTTAATAATAAATCTTGGAATGATGAAATCGTTAGCAGAATTAGTCCCGCAAACAGTAAGCAATCTTACGCCGAGCGTGAGTTCGAGAAGCTTAAAAACCTATGATCTACTAGAGAAGCACGAACTAAAAGTAGTCGACGCCTTAGAAACTATGGCTATAGGTAGATGCTCTAGGATAGAAGTAAAAGAACACTTAAAGACCTGTTTACATTTTAGCGGATGCACTATACCAACGCCGGAAGAATTCGACTTTATGGTAAATTTTATAATAGATAACTATAAAAGATTTTGCCTAAAGGAGTTAGGCTGCGCGTTTGAGTTATACGCTTTAAACAAACTAGACGTAGACAAAGCGATTAAGTTTACTCCTAAATTTGTGGGGGAAGTACTAAGCGCCTACGAAAAGATAAGCGTTAAGGTCCGCAAAAGTATCGTAGTAATAGAGCCGGAGCCTCCGGTTATTGAAATAAGCGACGACGAAATATTAGACTATGTTACCGAGTATTGGAATACTTCTACTCGTAGGAATTACGTTTTACTGAATGAAAAGGCCTTCGATATACTTTGGAAAAGAAAGTTAATTAATTCTACTAACTTAGACAAGGTAACCGCAGAAGCTATAAAAAATAAAATTATAGGTATGTTATCCGCTTCCGATAGTAAGCTAGATAAGGGAAACCTACAAAAGGATCATTTTATTAAAACACAATGCAAGAAGTACGCCTTAATGCTATATTTAAACGGCGAACTATAAACTAATACCGCCTCGAGAAATTTTTAATATTAAAAAAACAAACGTAGTAATTTGGGTACTTGGGGCGGTTACTTTAAACTTAAAATATGAAGCAATTAACTTTTATTTACCAACTTATTAATTTTATACTTATTTCGCTTCCTTTAGCTTTAATGTTATGGGTAACCGCGTCTACCTACTTCGAGGTAAAAAGAATTTTATATAAGAATAAGTTATAATTTTACGAATGACATTAAAGCCGTTACCGAAACTACTAGAGCAGACTCAAAAGGTTTTTAACGCTTATATTCGAAATAGAGACCAAGGGCAGGCCTGCATATCTTGCGGATCTAACCAAGCTAACCAAGCCGGACACTACTTCCCCGTTAAGGGATTTTCGGTCCTACGGTTTAACGAGTATAACGTTAACTTACAATGCGCCGCCTGCAATATGTATAAACACGGTAACCAAGCTATGTATAGAATAGGCTTAGTTCAAAGGATCGGGGAAGAGCAAGTAGTTAACCTAGAACGAATCGCAGTTAACGAAAGGATTAAGAAATGGACTAGGCCCGAACTTTACGAACTAATAAACACTTATAAAAATGGCAAAAGCGACTAACTCGGGTAAAGTAAACTTCGGACGCCGTAAAGGCGGGAAGGCTACAAAAACAAAAGGACCAAAAGACAAAGCAGTAAAACCCTATAAAGGACAAGGCAAATAATGAAAGACACATTTAGTAAAAGACTTTATAAATGCAAGTGCGGGTGTATAATGGAGGACTACGTTTGGCAGTCTTTACTAGAAGTACATAAAGTAGCTTGTTTTAAATGCGGAAAAACTTTAACCGTTAAAGAACTTAAAGTAAACCAAAAAGAATACGTTACCTCAATCCGTACCCCAACAAAAAATAGATAATGAGAATAGAAGAAATAAGACCTAACCCGTCTAACCCCCGCTACATTAAGGACGATAAGTTCAAGAAGCTAGTAGACTCTATTAAGGCCTTCCCCCAAATGCTAGAGTTAAGACCGCTAGTTATCGACGAAAATAATATCGTTCTAGGTGGCAATATGCGTCTTAGGGCCTGTATCGAAGCAGGCCTTACGGACGTTCCTGTAACCCAAGTAATGAATTTTACTAAGGAGCAAAAGGAGGAATTTATCATAAAGGATAACGCTTCTTTTGGCGCTTGGGATTGGGACGTTCTAGCTAACGAGTGGGACGATAAGCCCCTAGAAGATTGGGGACTCGATTTACCTACAATGGACCGAGAAGAGGAGCCTAAAACCGAGAAGGATAATACCAAGGCAGGGAAGGAATGTCCTAACTGCGGATTTAATCTTTAACTTTGTAATATGGCAAATAATGACATAATAAAAAAGGCTATGATAGAGGCGCTAGAAAAAAGCCTAGGAATCGTAACTACGGCCTGTAAAATGGTCGATATATCTAGGGAGACTCACTACCGTTGGCTAAGAGAAGACGAAGCCTATAAAGAGTCCGTAGAGGCTATAGCGGACCTTACCTTAGATTTCGTAGAAAGCCAACTGCATAAACAAATCCAAAAGGGCGAAGTTACTTCGACGATCTTCTACCTTAAGACTAAGGGTAAGAAGCGCGGATTCATAGAGAAGCAAGAAATAGAACACTCCGGCAATATGCAAGTAAATTGGGTAGAGGAAAAAACCTACGAAGCTAAAACGGGTTCTTTATAATTTATGAAGCTAACAATAAAGCAGACTATAGCTTTAGATTACCTAGAGGACGATATTACTAGGGAGTTACTATTCGGTGGCGGAGCCGGCGGAGGTAAGACCGCGCTAGGTTGCTACTTTCAAATTAAACGCAGACTTCAATATCCCGAAACTAGAGGGCTTATAGGTAGAGCGGTCCTTAAAACGCTAAAGGAAACTACCTTAGTTTCTTTCTTTCAAGTAGCAAAAATGCAGGGACTTTATGCCGGCCAACATTACCGATATAACGCGCAATCTAGCCAAATAGACTTTTTTAACGGATCGGTTATTCTGCTTAAGGATTTATTCCAATACCCAAGCGATCCTAACTTCGACGAATTAGGTTCCCTAGAAATTACCGACGCTTTTATAGACGAAGCTAACCAATGTACCGACAAAGCTAGAAACGTAGTTAAGTCGCGTATTAGATTTAAGTTAGACGATTACGGCTTAATACCTAAGAGTCTTTATACCTGTAAC